TATTGTAGCAACGAATACTTGTTATAGTACTAATACAGCAAGAAATACAAATACTTCTGCGATTGTAGCAACTGGCTTTACAAATAATACAAATACATGCTATATTGTAGCAACGAATACTTGTTACAGTACTAATACAGCAAGAACTACTGATAATGTAATCGTAGCTACAAATACTTGTTACAGTACTAATACTTCTTATGCTTGTGAGTTTATAGTTAGTACTACATATTCTACTAATACTTCGAGAACAACTGACAATGTAATTATTTCAACTGGGTTTACCAATAACACAGGTCAGCATACGAATAACACCAATACTTCGTATACTACAAACTTTACAAATAATACTGGTGCTCATACAAATAACACCAATACAAGTTATCAGAGTACCTTTACAAATAATACTGGTGCTCATACGAATAACACAAATACTTCGTTTACTACTTCGTTTACAAATAATACAGGTCAGCATACGAATAATACAAATACTTCGTTTACTACTTCGTTTACAAATAATACAGGTCAGCATACGAATAACACCAATACATGTGCGACTGCAAATACTACGTACTCGACAAATACAAGTAGACTAACTAATGTAGACTCAATTGCTACAAGTTATAGTACTAACACTAGTAAAGTAACCCATGTAGACTCAATATCTACTAGCTATAATACGAATACTAGCAGACTAACAGATGATGTTATTGTATCCACAACTTTTAATACAAATACTGCTAGAACTACAACGTACGAAACTACATTTGCAACGTCTAGGTCTAGTTCAAGAGCTACTTCAACGAGTAGAAGTACAACTACTGTTTATAATACAACCACTACAACAGCAAGTTCAAGGTCTACTTCAACAAGTAAATCTACAGTATGTACTTTTGAAACAAATACAACAACAGCAAGTTCAAGAGCTACTCTTACGAGTAGATCTACAGTTTCAGTGTATGCAACAACACTTGGAACAATTACAAGTAGAGCTACTGCAACAAGTAAATCTACAGATACTACGTTTAATACGTCAACAACAACAGCAAGTTCAAGAGCTACTTCAACAAGTAAATCTACAACTTGTACGTTTGAAACGACAACAACAACAGCAAGTTCAAGAGCTACTTCAACAAGTAAATCTACTGCAACTTACTTTGATACTACTAGAGATACCTCGACAGTCTTTGAGACAAGTAGTTCAACAGGGTCTGTCTTTAATACTACCAGAGACACTTCAAGTGTTTACAATACTACTAGAGCAACAGACACCACAATCACAACTGAACATTTGACGACTATTGCAACTGCAACAGACACAAATATTTTTGAAAGAATAACAGCCTCTCAAGCTGGGACTATATTCGATACTGAAGTATCAAGCGCTTCTGATGTCGGAGCCTCCTATTGGGACGGTTCATCATGGAGCTAAAATATGGCACAGCCAAAAGAAGATAAATCTCACAATTATAGAAATAGTGATATAACAGCTGATTATGTTAACAAAAAAATGGAAGGACTAATGTCTGCCCTATTTGATACAATCGGCGAAAATGAAGAAAGAATAAAAGACTTGGAAATGCAAGTTTGGAAGTTAACTGAGCAAGTAGAGGGCAGAAATGTCTCTTGATCAGTTATCAATAAATGAAAAGTTAGGGGACGTCCCTACTCACTTCATGAAATCAGGTAGCTGTATGCCACCAAAAGCTAGATTAGATATACTAGCAAAATTTCGTGAAGAAACTGTACCTGAAGAATATAATGGGTGTTCATTTGAATATGACCTTTGGTATAATACTAATGAGTTACATACTATTAGAACATTTTTGTATACAGATTTTTTAGGGGGTGGAATATTCTACCGAGTAAATAGTGTAAAGATAAACGATGCAGTTATGCACAGTATTGCTAATTCAGATATAAAGATTGATGAAGAAAGAATACAAAAAATAATTGATAGTTTAGGCAACAAGTACCAATTAAAGTTTAATAGAGCTACACATGATAAAGTAGTCTTCCCTCCAGGAAGCAACTTAATACAAGGTGGCAAAAATGTACTTGATTGGAAAAAGCTAGACCATATGGTTAATAATGAGGGGTATGTAATTAAACCACACCCCATTACAGCGCACATTTGGTGTGCTAAGTATCGAGAAAGATACGGAAAAGATAAAGTATTAGATAAAAAGATTGGAGGACATGAGGTTCTTCAAAGATGTACGGATATGGCATTTTGTCCTAATAGTCAGATGGGCTTTGAAGCCTTACTGCTAGGGAAAAATATCCATTCAGTAGCTACTCCTAGAGTTGCTAGAGAAAAGAATCATCTTACTTATGAAGCAATATATCAAGGAATCGCAGGAAAAGCGTGTGGTTCAAGAACGGCTCTCATGAAAATCTTATCTAGTAAAAGATCAGGCATAGTTTTTCATTTTGATGAAGATGCAAATGAAAGAGTAGAAAGGTATTTAGAACAATTTTGGGAATTTACTTTTAAAGGAAGAGAAAAGGTATTTAAATGATAGATATAGTAATTTTATGTGAAGAAATAAACACACAATTAACTCTGAGTTCTTTATTGAACAATTCGGAGAACTTCCGCTTGCATTTATTTTGTAGAAGGGAACAAGCCTACGACAAGCTTAAACCTACTATGGACTGGGCTATTAAAAACTTTAGAGAAGTTCATGTATACCAATCCCCTTTTAAACACAGAGGTGAAGGCTCCCAAAAACTTGCCAGAACTATTTTACAATTTAGAGAAAAATGGAAAGACAAAAACCCTCCTGGAGGGCCAATAGAGAGAGTTATTGTGCATACCCAAGGTGCAAGAATATTTAATGCACCATTTAGAGGCAATGTTCCTACTGTAAAACAGATGGGGGACAACTTAGTATTTTTCTCTAGAAAGAATCAGTACTTTGACCACCCATTTTATGGAAACTACTACAAAATTTTAGATTTACCAGCTACTAAAGATGAGAAAAACGAACAATTCTTACTATTGAATTGGAAGTTATTTAAAGACTTTAGTCCTCAACATTATTTCTTAAATGGAAAGCCAAGCAGAGTCGTAGATAAGACTAGTGAAACACCTAAATACTTACATGATACAGATTCATTTATTTTATCTGCTAATAGCGCTCAGCTAATTGTTAATCTTAAGAAAAGAAAATATGGTTGGATGCCGCTGTACTTTGATATGCAAGTTGATGAACTAATAAAGAAAGAGGCAATCGGCCCTAAAGATGTAGTAAATCACAATACAATGATGCGAAAATCTTTTTCTATGTGTGCTACTACAAATGACTTATATGCAAATTATTTTGATATGCCTACACTACATTATATGGCGATTCCTTGGGACTTATGGGCAAATAAAATTGATGATATTCCCTTACCAATTAGATATCAAGGATTTAACGAAAAACTATTGACAAAAGCAGATAAGCAGAAAAAGTACTTAAGAAAAGTATATGAAGCTGGGTACTTGCTAGGAAAAATCTAATGTTCCGCAGTATTCAGTTGATATCTCAGCTAATTAGATACAAACCCAATCAACCAGATAATGCAGACCTAATAGCTAAGGTTGTATTACACTTCACAGGAAACTCAATCGATCACCAAATAGAACTCTGGTCAAAAACTGATACTGGCCAGCGTTACCTTGCGGGCGAACGTATTATAGATAACATAGAATCTTTTAGAAACAGAGACGAAAATACGTTAGGTCATCAATACTTACTATTCATGGACAAGTTTTACTTTGATAAGTTAGGAGAAATCCTAGATTTAAATAAGAATGGCAAAGTAGGTAATGATATAAAGCAGAAATATGGATTGTTTATTATGGACTGTCATGACTTTCTTCATGTTATAACTGGATATCCGCCTACTCCTCACGGAGAGTTGATGCGTATAAAAATCTATAAACAATATGAGGGCAGGGGCTGGGGAGTGGTTGATGCCGTAGGTAAACTTTGGGCGTATAGTAAAGGAATAAGAGAAGCAAAAAGATATCGCGAACTCGCCCAAGAAGCTAGACAGACTAGAAAATTAGTAACTAATTATATATTTGAAGATTGGTTTGAAATGTTGGGTTGGCACATCAATAAAGTTCGGAAAAATCTCAGCACCAAATCGACAACCCTTTACGACTATAAAAATCTTTAATCGTCCAGTATTTCTTCTTTTAGATCAGAAAGAATTTCCCACTTAATAATCCCATTACGAGACATTTCTAAAGCGTACTCTCTTTCTGCGGGGACATTATGGCATATCTCGTCAACTGTATTTCTAGGTAAATGCCAACTGTTTGGGTAAGCTTCACCTACTTTGAACGGGGCTTTTTTGGCAAAAAAGTCAAAGCCAACAATAGTAAGACTCTTCCAAACCCACGCCTTTTTTATTAACCAAAGCAACACTATAAAACCATTTGAAGGTCGTCCTAATACTGCATTATTTGAATACCCAAACTCTTCGTAAATTTCAAAAAGCTCTTTATCTGTCCACATAGTATGGAAGTCTTTAGCAAGATCTCTAGGTAAGTCTCTTTCACTATTTAAGTTTATACGGGTACGATTAAGTAATTTTGGAACGTCTTTCAACTCTGGTCTTTCTGATATTTGCTCGGCTCTTAAAAATCCAGCAGCCCAAATATCTGTTCTTTTACCTATAAACTCATAGTGCCTTTCCCTAGGTATACCTTTACCCATACGGATAACTATATCGTGGCTATCAATAAAGTCAGCTTTCTCATAGTTTAGAATTTCTATAGAATTACCTACAAGAACGACATTTTTATTTTTTAATTTTTCTACTATGTGTGTTGGAGTAGACATTCTAAATCCTTGATTGCTTCTTTATCTGATTGTACATCTCTATAATTTGCCCTATTTTGTAAAGTTATCTCAGGTACTTCTAATTCTGTAAACTCTGCCATTCTGATAAGCCATCTGATAACATCGGCAACTTCATCATGAGTTACGCTTGGTAAATCGTCCTGGTTGAGTAAACCGAGATTGATTGTCGTTATACGGCATTGTTTGTTACTGTTATAGACAAGATTATTAGTAAGATGATTAAGACTGGCTTTTTGCGTTGCATACATATATCCTTTTGATATGTTAGGTTGAGCAGCTCTACTAGAGATGTTGATTATATACTTAGTTTTGTCATGTTTCCATGCTTCATAAGCATGCATCAATATTTCTGTTTGTCGAAATCCTCTGTGAGCATGGTTAATTAAAACATCTACATGGTTTGGATTATCGTAATTAAACCCCCACCAATGTATACCGTTCATCGTAATATCCTCGACACGAGGGGTTGATATAGTGTGGTCTTGCAAAGCACCCGCTATGGCTGCTGCTAGTCCTGTTGTTCCTGTAATTGCTATTTTCATTTTACTATATGTCCAATTATTACCATACAGCCTAGCATAAGACATACTACTACAAATTGTATAATACTTGCCCAAAAGACTTGTCTCATTGGGTGTACTTCTTCAATATCATCTAGTTTCATATTTTAAATATTTTTCCTATTGCTTCTCCACAAGCGCGGGCAAGCTCTATGTGTTCCAGTTGTGTGCCATTGGCACTCCTCAATTCTATATAATGTATCCAGCTTCTAAGTGTGCCATTTACATATAGCCTTGATACTGTATTGCCTTCAGGAAGTACTGCTCTCGCTTGCTCCTTTGCTATACCGTTATCAATAGCCCAATTATATAGTTCTTTTGTGGCACGAATGTGTGACATTTGCTTCATTCTCCACATTTCGTTAAGTCTACGTCCTTCTTCTCCCTCTGGCAGAATACTGTTCTGTCTATTCTTTGGGTCTTGTAATCGTGCTTCACGAGGTATAAGTTCCAAATCTTTTGTAGGGTCTGCGTAACGTTGACTAAACTCTTGGAAACTAAAACTTCTGTGTCTTAATATTTGCCTTGCAATATCTCTAGTTGTTTCAATTTCCAAACAAGCTGATACCATTTCAAGTGGTGACCAGTGTTTATGTTTAATTAAATATTTAACAAGTTTCTCACTTGTTTCTTTGTTGTTTTGATTCCCAGGGTTGCTTACTCTAGCGCAGTATGCCACTAAGTCTAACGCTGTTTCTTCTCTATACTCTGGGTCTTGTGAATAACTAATTAGATTGACTTTCATATGTTTGTATCATCTCGAATGATTCCTTTCCAAATAGTGTTCCATCTACGGAACACCCGTTACACGGAGACATACTTCTATCTCCTTTTGCTAACTTACGTCTGATTTTTTTCATTGGTTTACCAAACCAGACGTTCATTAAACTGTCGTTTAGTAGATTTCCTACTATATGTTCTCTGCCCCAATCATTAGAGCAAAAGAGAACGTCTCCATTCCAATCCACAAACATTTTGTAGAATGGATAATGACATGGCTTTCCTTGCAAAGATTCTATATCGCTTTCGTCTATACCGAGCCAATCGATAGTGCCGCTCCTATTATTTAAAATAAGACCATGATCCTTCATACTCCAGTGCATTCTATACTTGTACCTGTCTGCTGGAATGTCCTGCATAATCTTATCAAATGTATACGCTTGATGCGCTCCATCATAAAGGTTAATGTATAACAAGGACAAACCATTCTCAAAAAGGTCACTCGCATACTCAGGCGATAATTTATCCCCATTAGTATTGCACTCGATTATGTTGGAATGAAGATGTGTTCTAAAACTTTTAACTACTTCCCTAAACTGTGGATTAAGTAAATTTTCTCCAAAACCGCTAAGAGAGATCTTCCCACGATAGTCATTACGTGCAAGTTCCTTAGCTATCCTTGATGCTCCTTTCGGAGTCATATGTAAGTTTCTGTTCCCAAAAACTTCAGGGTCATGTCTCGGACAAAACACACAAGTTCGATTACAAAGTTCGGTAGTATTTACTTCGACTGTAAGTATCGAATTGATTGGGTTTAGTGGTTCATTAGATAGTTTTTTATGGTGGGCAGCTTCTTGACTTCTTCTATGTTCTAAAAAGCTATGCTGATCGTCGTGTTTCTTCAAGGACTGCTCTCCATTCATTTGCGTAGGGTACATCTTCATAACCTTTCAACCAAGGGCCGCCGTCTGTAAAGTGTACAGCACTAGGTTGATAGATGTCGTAGTAACCTACCATATTGTTATAAGTTGCGGGCAAACTTCCTATGTTATCTGCCCATTTGAAACCATGTAAATCACCCGCTGGGGCTTCATTTACATATTCAGGGTCTATCTCCATTTCATCACAGTTGATGTACATTAGAGATGACCAGTATTTGTACGGGTAAGGACGGTTTACTTTACCGTCCATTTTTACTTTAGTACTTGTTATTAGTTCGGGGTGTTTAACTACGAAGACATCATGTTCTCCATCTTCATATTGTTCTAACTCAGCTGGGTCACTTCTCCATAAAAAATCTCCGTCACAAAACAAAGCCCACCCACTATAATCGGCTAAGTATGGTACTAGAAATCTAGTGAAGGCAAAATCTGTTGCTTCGCCTTGGTATGGACGAGAATACACCCCTGTATCTTGTAGTGCCGTTTTTCTTAACGGACGAATAGTGTGTAATTTAGAGAATCTTTCGATACTCGCCTTACACACATCATACATTTCGGGGTGGTTCTCTTCGTAACCTATGAATATCTTCATTAGGTATTACTATTATTAACTAACTCAGGTGTAAAACCTTCTTCTTTCACATCAAGCTCTTCGCCTAATTGATTGATGTATGCTTGTCTGCCTGTAGTCAAAATCGCAATAGTAGTTTGTAGTCTTGCAATTTCTTGATCTGCAATAGTAACGTGGTTAATTACGTTTCTATGCTCATCACTTAGTTGGTCGATTACATACTCTTTATCGTCAATTGTAATTGTTGGTATTTCGCTCATTTAAATATATCCTGCCAATTTCCTTGTGTACTCGCCTTAGCATACTCGGTAGCACGGTTTTCAAAAAAGTTGGTATGCTCAACTGCGTTAACTTGCATGTCAATCCACGGTAAGGGGTTCTCTGTACTATGAAATATTTTCTTCATACCGATACCTAGTAGCCTTCTGTCAGCAATATACCTAATATATTCCTTGACTTCTTTTGCAGTTAAATCAGGTACATCTGCTTTATCAAAACAAATGTCAATAAAGTTATCTTCTAACTCTACTGTTTTCTCAGCAGCACAATAGATTTCATACTTTAACTTATCAGTCCATAACTCAGGGTTCTCCTGCATAAAAGTTCTGAATAGTTTTGACAAACCTTCAACATGTAGTGATTCATCACGAATACTCCATGTAACAATCTGTCCCATTCCTTTCATTAAGTTATGTCTAGGGTAGTTGAGAAGAATCGCAAAGCTACTAAATAACTGTACTCCTTCTGTAAATGCACTATATACTGCCATTGTCTTTGCCATATCATATGGAGTTTTCATACTAAAGTCTTGTAAGTACTCATGTTTCTCCATCATAGCATTGATGTCAAAAAACTCTTGGTACATGTCGTCTGACTTACCTAAAGTTTCTAGTAAAAGGGAATATGCTTCTTGGTGTACTGCTTCCATAGCAGCATACGCAACAAGCATCATTCTTACTTCTGGTTGTTTAAATGTAGGCAAGTAGTGGTGGGCGTAGCCTCCACATACATCTACATCTGCTTGTGTAAAAAACTTAAAGATATTGTCTAGCAATGTCCTCTCGCCTTCACTTAATTTTTCTCTATAATCCTTTATATCGTCTTGTAACGGCACTTCCTCAGGCAACCAATGCATCTGCTGTTGCTTTTTATAGTTCTCAAATGCCCACGGGTACTGGAAAGGTTTATAATATTCTCTTTCTTTTAATAAATTACTCATGTTTATCCTTCACAACTTAGACAGTCTTCCTGTTCAAAGATAATTTCTCTCTTTGCTTCATTAGTTACATTGTCTGCTCTACTGATTGCCTCACTACGTAAATAGTAAAGCGTTTTCAAATTCTTTGCCCATGCTAGCATATGAGCATTGTGTAAATCACCTTTGTTTACATCAGGCGGGAAAAATAGATTTAATGACTGAGACTGACAGATATACTCTTGTCTTTCTGCAGCATGTTCTATTAACCATGCTTGATTTAATTCTACTGCGGTTTTAAACACATCTTTTTCGTGGTCAGTTAAAAAATTTAAATGCTGACAACTACCTCTATTCGTAATGATACTTTTCCAAACATCATCAGTATCTTGTCCATGCTTTTGAAGAACGTCAATTAAGAACTTGTTTTTTAACAAATTACTTCCTGACTTAGTTTTCTGTGTAAAAGCATTGGCACGAAAAGGTTCGATACTTGGACTTGTATTACCACAAATAATACTAGAACTCGCATTTGGAGCAATAGCAATTAAATGTGCATTACGAACTGTACAAGTATCATCATCAGGACAAGCGCCTTTCTCTTGGGCTAGCTTTCTAGTAGTTTTATCAGCATCTGCTCTAATTTTTGCAAATATAGTCTGATTCATACTCTGCGCCCCTAATGATTCAAATGGGATATTCTGTTTTTGTAAATAGGCATGGAATCCCATTGCGCCTAATCCAAGACTTCTTTCACGCATAGCGCTAAAAGCAGCTCTATGTAATTGTGGAGGAGCTCTTTTAATAAAGTCCTCAAGAACGTTGTCTAACATTCTAATTAAGTCTGGAATGAATGCGGGGTGTTTGCTCCATTCATCATAGTATTCTAGATTCACAGACGACAAACAACACACCGCAGTTCTTTCATCATTTGTAGCAAGAGTAATCTCACTACATAAGTTTGAATGGTGTACTTCTAATCCTTTATCTTTTTGGAACGCAGGTAACTCAGAGTTAACTGCGTCTTCAAACATCACGTATGGCTCGCCTGTTTCCATTCTATTTTGTAGGAGTTTTACCCACAAAGCACGAGCACTTACTGTTCGTCTGACTTGTTTAGTGTGTGGATCGACCAGATCCCAGCTGTCATCAAAATCAGGATATTTACTTGCGGCGTGTATGAGCTCCATGAATCCATCAGGAACCACCACACCGTGATGTAGATTAGTAGATTTGCGATTAGTGTCACCACCCGTAGGTTTTCGTACATCTAAAAACTCCTCTATTTCGGGGTGAGACATATGTAAATATGCGGCGTAACTACCCCTTCTTGTTACTCCTTGTGAAAATGCTAACATTTCCGCATCAACAACCTTGACAAAAGGTATCACTCCAGTACTCTCTGAGCCTTTTGAAGTTTTTGTACCTTGCGCACGAACATCAGACCAGTGTCCACCTATTCCACCACCAAAAGATGATAGAAATGCATTCTCTACATAATGGTCTGTAATGCCCTCTCGGCTGTCGTCTACATAATTTAAAAAACAACTAATAGGTAATCCACGAGTAGTTCCACCGTTAGATAGAACAGGCGTCGAGAACATAAACCATAGCTTACTAACATAATCATACAGTCTCTGTGCATGATCTTCATCATCTGAAAAGGCCATAGCAGCCCTAGCAAATGCTTCTTGTGGTGAATCCTCACCAGGTACCATGTACCTATCTTTTAGAGTTGTTATTGCAAACTCGTCTAAAAGACTATCTTTACTAAAATCTAATTTAACTGACATAATTTTTTACTAATCCTATAATATCTTTCTCATGCCCTAGTACTTGTGCGTCTGGGTCGTATGATAAGTCCATCAACTCAATATTTTTAGCAAGGTTATCAGCACCGAACTCGTTTAAGTTCTGCATGAATTTATACCTGCTATCTATCGGAAGTGATGACATTATATCAAATACGTCGCCATGTTCTGCTATGAGAGACGAAGCTCTCTTAGGGCCAATTCCTGTTACTCCTGGGACGTTATCTCCTTTATCTCCAGTTAAGCACTTGAATGTCAAATACTTATCTGGGTGAAAGTCGTAATGCTCGTCCCAATTACCTAATGTTGTCTCTTTTCTTGTTACGGTAGAGAACCGTGATATGTTCCCATCTACCAAAAGATCCCAGTCTTTATCTGAACTTACTAGCCAGATATCGTCTATACCTAAATCTTCTCTGTTTTGAGAGATAACCGCTGCAATGTCATCAGCTTCTACACCTTTATACTTAATAGTGAGATAACCTTTTTCTTTGCATAAATCTATTGTTTTTTGAAACTCTCCTAAGAATTGTTCAAATTCAAGTCTTTCTTCTTCCGTTTGGTCGGAATACCTTTCTCTTCTGTTAGCTTTGTACTCGGGGTCAATAGACTTACGGTAGTCACTACCACCGTCCCCTAATACTACAATACTGCCACAACCGTAGGATTTTGCAAGACTTTCTATAGTCCTGAGATATTCTACTTTGAAGAACTCTTTCTTTTGATGTTTCCATCTGAACGCCAAGTTGAGTCCGTCAACTACTAACAAATTACCGTTAGGAGTCGGCGGCTTTCCAAGGCTCGTAAACTCTATTGCCATGTGTCCATTCCTGTTTTTCTTTATCAAGCCATCGTTCCGCTAAACATACGTATGCATCTAGGAAAGATATATACATATAGTCTATGTTCTTTGGCTTTTGTTTTGTTGATACAAAAAATTGTGCATGGTTGGCTTTGAAAAACAACAAAGGCTGAAGGTTATTATCTTCAGCTTGTTGACAAGTCTTAGCCCACCATTGCACAAAATTATTACTTTTGTTTGTGAAAACTTTAGTAGAGATAGCATCATCTTTGTAAAATTTTACTTCTATAAGATATACATTCTTTTGGTGTTTTAACCATAAGTCACCCTTAATTTTACCACTTCCAGACCCTGGGGTTTGTTCAAATGGTAACTGGGTGTGACGCTCCAACATATTGGCGACAAGTAGTTCGGCCTTATGACCTTTCTGTCTACTGTTAACCACTAGAGAGTTTCGATGTATTTAATTAAGTTATCTACGTCGTGGAGTTTTAGATCTGCGAGTGCATCATCAGGAATTTCTATATCTAGTTGTTCCTCCAATTGCATCACAATCTCTACCATATCCAAACTATCCGCACCACAATCAGCAATCAAGTCCATGCCAGGTACAATTGTACCCCGATCTTGTTGTAGTTGGTCTTCTATTGCGCGTAGTGCTATTTGTATACTAGTAGTCATAATCTTGCTCCATTCTTTCTCTGTGTTCTTGTTGTCTTATTATATTCTTTTCATGGTCATCAAGCTCTTCCCAATCACAAGTTTTACAAGTCACTCCTACTGGAATGTACTCTCTAAACTCAGTTTTGTAAGGGCATATGTGTAACCAAAAGGTGTCTCCATTTTTCATATTATTCTAAATGAGATATGTTATCTTCCTTTACAATTTCTATTTTCGCTAATAGTGGGTGTGTCCAACCATGCGATACTAGATATGTGTTTAAGTTTTCTTCTTTTAAGAGAATCTCTACGATCTTCTCTTTTCCTTGTTCATCAAGTGCTTGGTTTACCTCATCGAGGAACAGCACATTGATTTGACTTCTACTAATAGATGTCATTAGTTTTCGTATTGCAACTAATGTCGCAATATTTACTCTTGCGAGTTCACCACTAGATAACGCTAGTATGTCTATGAGTTTACCAGTATCAGTAACCTCTACGTTTAGTTTATCATTCTCTACTACAAAATTTATACTGAATCTACCGTCACTAAACTCGGCGAGGTACTCATTAGTGAGCATCTCTAGTTCTTTGACGAGGGATTCGATTTTATAAGCGAGAAGTCCATTTGTACTAAATGCCTTTTTAAGTATTTCGAGAATTGAAAGTTTATCTTCAATACTGCTGAGCTTGCTGATAATGTTATCAAGCTCTTTTTCAAACTGAGTAGTTTGTTCTTGTATAATCTCAATTCTTGTATTGTGTCTTTCTCTCTTTTCATTCTCGGTAATTACTTCCTCCAGCTCTGCACGAGCTTCCTTAACTTTATTCCTAAGTTCTTGAATACGCCCCTTGACTGCTTCTGGATCGCTAACTGTCGTTGTAAGCGAGGAGTCAATAGAGGAGAAGATTCTTTCCCACTCTCTGATTCCTTTGGCTGCTTTCCTATGTATTTCATTTTCATACTCTGCTTTCTCTAGCTTGTCCTGTTCTGCTTTCATAAACTTAGTGCAACTTTGTGCTCTTTCGTTATGTTCTGTGTACCTACCTTCTATAAAAGCAAGGTCTACTGGCTGGTCACAGGTAGGACACTCCTGATCTTCAGCATTTTTTAAGTTTTCATACTTATCTCGCATACGAACTTCGTGTGCAAGTTCTGAACGCCAAGCACCTATAGCGCCAGTAAGTTCTTTAGTTTCTACAATCTCCGGGTGCGTTTGTAAATCAGCTCTTAGTTTACCAATATCTAGTAACTTTAACTGGTCAACAAGAAAATTATTCTCGTTGATTTTTTTATTTTTTTCGGAGATATTTTCAAAGTCTACTTGTAACTGACGTAAAGTTTCTTCATCTCTTTCCGAGATTTTTGGTAAATTCACTTTGGAGAGTACATCTATAGTCTCCAATTTGTTGTCATTTAACCATTTAACTATTGTTTCAGTTTTCGCAGTTAGTGCTGTAACTTCCTGTGTTGCGACTCTTACACCTTCTTTGAATGTTTCAAAGAAAGCAACATAATCATCAAGTTTTAATAAATCAATTAGGAATTTCTTCCTATTAGTATCTGTTGCAGTTAAAAACTGTAAACTTGTATTTGTATTCTGATAAACAAGCTGAGTAAAGGTTTTGAAGTCAATACCTAATATCTCTCCCAAGGTTTTATAGGTATTACTAGCCGTATGACTACTTATATCTTCGCCGTTTTTTGTGAGTTTACATTTTAGGGTAGCCCTGCGATGTACCTCAATCGTATAATTATCGGCATCAACAGAAAAGTCAAGGCTAATATCGTAACCACTGTTAATATAACGGTTCGCAATATCTGCTTTTTTGACATTTTTACTATTCTTGTTAAACAAGACCTCTTCTAAGATTAGGGGTATAGATGATTTACCTACACCATTTGTCCCAATCAGCTGCGTCAGTGTAGCATCTGCTAGATTGACTTCGTTGCCTGTACCATAGGAGAAACAGTTATCCCAAGTTAACTTCTGTAGAATAATCATTGTACACTCCTATAATTGCTTTAATTTTATCTTCATCTAAACTCAGTATATCTTGTAGATATACAACTAATTCGTCGCCCATAGACATATCAGAGGTAAGAGACAAAGTAGCTTCTACTTGTCGTTTTACAACTTTCTTGTCTAGTAGGTCTGAGTTCTTTATTTTTGCTAAATCTTGCACATCACCTTCTAACTCGTAGATGGTATGGTCAAAGTCAGTACCTACCATTTCATTAGGGTCTGTTACTGTCTTTCTGATTAGCTGTGGTAAATCAAGTTCGTGCCATGTCCAAGACCAATCATCATCAATAAGTAAAGCACCTGTCTTTACTCTGTTTCTATGAAATGATGTAGTCATAGGACTGCCGGGGTATACTATGTTTCTTTGAGTATTCTCGTGTGCATGTAAATCTCCAGCAAATACAATCTTGTATCTATCAAATCTTTCTAATTCTACTTCAGGCATTACATGGGGTGGTATTTCTCCTCGAACGTGCGTAAATAATATATCTGCATCAATCGATTCTATACTACCTTTCCTATGTAAATCAGCATATGGAAGGATTGCCCAATCATCTTCTACATAAGTAGTATCGATTACCTCGACCAATCCATTCACATCTGAAGTTGCTTTCTTTAGATTAGTAAAGAAAGTCTTGTTCTTCCTAGTAGCTTCATGATTTCCGTCATAAATAATAGTAGGAATTGTTACTCCTCTGATAAAATCAAAGTATAGAGTAAGTTCGTCCATTGAGGGGACTCGATCAAACAAGTCCCCGCCAATGATATGCAATTCACAGTCTTTCTCTAGCTCAGTAACTTGATTAAAAAACATCTGATATCGATTGATTGCCCAATCTACAGGTACGTTCTTTTGTCCAAGTTTAATGTGCCAGTCCGCTGTGAATAGAATCATACTACGAAGTCGTCCCCAGGTTGCCATTCACAACCTGTAAGTCCACCAGCTTGAAGTGCTTCTAGAGTTCTAAGAACTTCATTTGCATTCCTTCCTGTATCTAGTGCATTTACTGATACATGCTGGACAAAATTATCGGCATCAATGATATAAGTAGCTCGTAAGCATACTCCTTCATCTTCGTCCATAATTCCTAGTGCTTCTGTTAAAAATAATCCTGTATCAGCAGCTAAAGTATGTCTGATATTACCTATCAATTCATTACTTTGTTTCCAAGCTAACTTACAAAATTCATTATCTCCGCTAATTCCTATGACATTTGCATGGTCTACTAATGTATCCATCGCCTGAATTTCAGTCGGACAGATAAAAGTAAAATCTTTAGGGTAGAAATAAATTACGCTCCAATCGTGTTTCAGAGGCTCGTAAGTCTCTGTTACACTAGCTACAACAAATTCGTTGTCCTCGTCTACACCGTTAAGTGAAAACGCGGGAAATTTTTCTCCTACTCCAATCATGATACGTCAAACTCCTCATCTACGGATTCATTAGATTCTGCGCCTTGAACTTTCT